TTGCTCTTGTGTTGCAAGGTCGATTGTTACAACTGCCGATTCGATGTAGTCTTTGCCGTATCGTTCGGCGAAAGGAGCGTATTCGAGCGGGAAGGTTTCGCCGAGCGGGAACCCCGTCAGGCGGCTTTTCGTCACAATTCCGATTGCAGGGTATGATTTCCCTTGGCGGATTATCCGCAAACCGAGGTCAAGTTCATATGCGAGCTTATCCCATATGTCAGGCATTTTGCCGATTTCTTCGCGCTGTCCTGATTTAGGATTCTGGCCCCACTCGTTCGTCTCGTGCGAAATGAACCAGACGTTCATATCGAGGCGCGAAACCCAGTTTACCAGCTTCCGCATATTGGCGATTGCCGGTTTTTTCGACGCTCCGAAAGCATCCTTGTCGCCGAGGCGTTCGGCCTCTTGTGCAATGGCAATCTGATATAATTTAGTGATCGAGTCGATGATGAGCGTTTTGTATTGGTGTTTTTCGGTTGCTAGGGCCTGGACTTGACCGATGACCGCGGCGAAGTCGAGCGCACCGTCTTCCTGGCCGAAATATGAGCCGTGCGATGCCTTGAGCTTGTCCTGATAGTGTACGAGGCGTGCGCCGCCCTCGGTATCGATGTAGTAGGGTGCTGGAAATTCCAGCGAAAACCATGTTTTTCCTACGCCCGCAGCGCCGAAGATCAACCCCTTGCACTTGCCTGGCGTTACTGCGTCCGGTGCCCGCGCTTTCAGCTTACTCATGATCTACCTCCTGCTATAATGGTGCCGCTGTTCAGGCCGCGTGCGTCGCCGTTCGATTCAGAATAATAGTGTATTTTCACCAGCACTCGTCCTCTTTAATTTTCTGTTTTTCATGTGTTTTTGCAAATCGAGGCGAAGGTGGCAGCGTTGACATAAAGCAATTAAATTTTGTTTTTTACTATTTTGCTTGTTAGAATCGATATGGTGAACAGTGAGAACTATCACGGTTTCTTTCCCGCCGTCTTGGTGCGCCATTTGCCACGGATATTGACTACTTTTCGACCGATTTACGGTAACACCATTTGGAGCATAACAAAGCTCGCATTTATTTCCGGCGTCTTTAATAATTTGCGCCGACAGCCATTTCCAATTATCCGGATATTCTTTATAATTGCATGGCATCCTGATTTTCTCCGAATGGGTAATAACAGACATGCCCAGGTTCTTTTTCGACTCCGCATTCAGGGCAGATTTTTGGGATTTTGTCGCTCCATTGACGGCTCAATAGATTGTTCCAGCGTTCAGCAGCTTCCTCTTTGGTCTTGGCTGACGCTTCGAGGTAGTGTCCGGTATCGCCGTGGTAATAGGTAGTCGCGTCGGCGGTTTCGGCCAGTTCCGGCGGTTCGCCGCAGAGGCATTTTCGCAGTCCAGTCTCATTTTTGGGATGTTCCTCGTCCCTAAATGCTGCATTCCAGCCGTCCTCGAAAACGCAGTAGTTTTCGATAGGGTATCCTGTTTCGTTAAATGCTTCGATGCATCTCATATGTACCAGCTTTCCGTTTAAAAATCTCCGGCCTTGTTTTCAGTCGCGGGAACGTTCTACTCCGCGATCCTGTTGCGTGCTACCGGAGATTCACCATCACCAGAGACACCCTTGAGATCGTTTCGGCGAACCAATTTATAATTAATGCCTTTTCGGGTGAATGTTTCGGGAAGAGTTCTCACTATTTATCCCACTTCCGGTTATTACATTTCGGGCATGCCTTAGGCTTGTTCGGCGTTCGCGGATACCATGCATTTCCACATTTTTTACACGTATATTTTGGGAGATTCATTTCAATGCCTTTCTTCATCATGATAAAAATACTAACAAAAAAGTAAAAAGTCAATATATTTTTTGAAAAAATAAAAAATATTATTCGGTAGTTTCTTGTTTAAAAAAACGAGATTGTAATTCAATAACATCGCTCTTAAATGTTGCCAATTTTCTCTGTAGAATATCCCATATTGGGCGTTCTGGCTCACTCACTGGAACAATTACATCAAGCCTGCCTTTTCTTCCGTATCTGTGAGAACGTCGAACAGCCTGATAAAATTCCTCAAAAGAAAAATTATATCCGCTATAAAGATGAGATTCTGCTTCTTGAATATTAATGCCAAATCCTAATACTGAAGGCTTTGTAACAATGTGCCGAATATCGCCGCATTTAAAAGCGTCTACTATTTCAATTCGTCTTTCAAGCGGAGTATTTCCGTTTATTGTCGCCGCCTTTAATTCTTTTGCAAAACATTCCTCCTCTTTATTGCGATTGCACCATATAATCGTTTGTTTATCATGAATAATTGCGATTGCTTTTTTAAATCTATCTTGTGATTTATCGCATCTTAAAGCAGTAAATATTTTGCTCGCAGAACCCATATCAATATTCGACGCAAGAAATGATCCGTTTGAAAAGTAGTCGCCATCGGGATATGATTCTTGAATTATATAATTCGGTTCTTCGGTAAGTTCTGCACCGCGCTCAAAACCAAGACTGGAAGGTGATTGGATATAACAAGCCCATGATTTTAGAAAATCATAGAAGGCGTTTTTCGCATGTGCTTTCATTCTCCATTCGGTTCCATCCTTTACAAAGAATCTTGAATAAAATTCTTTTTGAGTTGCCGATATCCCAAGAAATACAGCATGAGAAGCATATTCTGTTTGATCGTTCGGAGATGGCGTTGCGCTACATGCAAGGCGAAATTTAATGTTTGCAGCAAGCGCATTTAAGTATTGCGCCGTTTCACCAATTCCTGATTTTAAAATGCTTGATTCATCAAGGACGATTGCCGTGACATCTTTCATATCACGGTGGCGCATTCCTTCATAGTTGTCTATTGCGATAGCTGTTTTCCATTCATCGTGCCGAAGATTAGACATGCGAAAACCCATTAATCTTTGATGTTCTCTTTGAATATCATTGAGAACGGAAAGAGGACATAAAATCAATCCCTTTCCACCGACACTATTTATTACGTCATAAATCCAGAGTATTTCTATTATAGTTTTCCCAAGGCCGCAATCTAAAAAGGCGGCATATCTTTCACGCTCCAAGGCGCGATTGATAATATATTTTTGATAGTCAAATTCAATAGAATGCGTTTTATGTGTAATTATTCTTTGTTCTTTATCGCCAAATACGTAATTATAGGATTTATCATCAGTCAGTATACTATTTCCAACAACCTTATAAACTGGCAATCTTTTACATTTTAAAAATTGCTCATATCCAGCCAGTGTTGTTGTGTCTATAGGAATAGTGATAGTTGGCATTTTGCTTGTTCCAATTCATCAATGGCCATTTTGCAATTCATTTCTGCACATTCCGAATATTCTGGTTTTATCTCGCATCCTACAAAATTGCGATTCCATTTTAAAGAAACATATCCCTCTGATCCGATTCCGGCAAAGGGAGAAAAAACGGTTTCTCCCTCATTGCTCCAAAGCCTGACGCATCGCTCAATTAGATCAAGTTGAAGAGGGCAAAGATGGCGCTCATCTTCTTCCATGCGTGCCATTCTGTAATTAAGTGTATTTGTTTCCTGTATTTGCATCCAAGATGTATGATATGGTAGATACATTCCTTCTTGATTTGTATCCCATATAGGTGATGCCCAATTAATCCAATCGTCATTTGTTACATCAACGCGTTCGATTCCGCCATGTGAATTTCGCTGTCGTTTTCCGGTGCATGGAATTTCTGAGTTATATCCTTTTTTGAATATCATCAGATAATCTGCAAGTGCTGGGCGAGATTTCAAGCTATCCTTTACAAATTGCGTGAATGTTAGGCATTGGCATTTTGTTCTTATGCTTTGCGCTTGAGGATTTTTAAAAATGGTAGCTTCTCCGTAATATTTAAATCCGCTTGATTCAAATAAACGAATCATTTCTCCGCGCATATCCCATATCCCAATGTAGCCATGATTAACCATTGATCGTGCAGGATTTTGAACATGAACACAGACATTTCTGCCATCCTTGATAATAGCATAAAGTGCGTCTGTAAAAAATCGGAAGTGCATGATAAACTCATCATCGCTTTCTCGACTATTACCCATATCTGATGGTAGATTTGAATAGGTATATAATGATGAGAACGGCGGAGAAAAAACAGATAAATCAAATTGTTCTCCGTGCTTTGCCGCTTCGTGCATCCAAGTGATGCAATCCTGATTATTAATTTTGTAGTTCACCATGTCACCGTGTAGGTTAAGGTTGCCGCAGCTAACCAATAAATAATCATTCGGATATTTTTTTCTGGTATATAAAACAGCGCTGCAAGAATATCAATAAATATTAAAATAGTTGGGAATATTTTTTCTCTTGGCATTTTCATTTCCTTGTTGTTAATATATTTTTTACGATATTACAGTATCGCCATCTGCGCATCATGGATAGCATCAGTGTATGGATGCTCGAACGACATTTTCGGGCGATAGCTTTCCAGCGATTCAAGAAAGTACCGCGTATACGATCCCTTCCCATCGGCTGTCTTTTCGACGGAGCGCGAAAACAGTGCTCCGTCCGCTTCCAGTTCGCGGATGCGTTCGGACAGCCTCATGATCGGCGGCGACATCTGCGCGGCTTCCAGGGATGTGATGCCGACTTCTGGATGCGCCAGGAGCTTATTCAGGATGCGGCTGTTTTGAGTCATAGACAGTCCTTCTATTTGCGTATTGGTAGATGCGTTATCGATCTTACAACGATGCGGCTCAACCAAACGTCTACGCAACCGCCTGTAGTTCGCTGCCAAAAAATGCGGCGCATATATCACCGTCTATTTGAACACGAAAAGCTCCGTTATCCGGAACCGTTCCGATAATAGTACCAACCTTTCCATTCCATGCGCCGCCTACAATTTTGCAGCGAATTACATGGCTTGCATTGTTGGTGGATGCGCTATCGACAGTGGCTTTCAGAGCAATTTTATGCTCACTACATCCGCTTACAACAACAGCCCATCGTGCAGGTTTATCGCAAAGATCACATTTACCAAGGTCACTCATAAAATTGCTCCTATAATTAACTGAGCGTTTACACCAACTACATGCATTATGCACCAATACACTTTAACATACTGATATTTCTCAGTTTTTTGGCATTGAAACAACATGCGTATATTTTCCCACATTGAACCAGAGCATGTAGCACATGCCGATTGATAGCTGCTCAACGGTGACGCAATCGAGCAAATTGCAGCGATTGCCGACCGGGAGCAAATCGGCGGCCGGGAAGCGATCCCGCGCCATTGCAAGCAATCGCTCGTATATTTGCTCTTTGGTTTCTGTGCCGAGATAATTTGCTACGGCGGAGACTAC